ATATATACTTACATTCATTTTTAAATTTTTAGTTAAAATTATATAATTACTTTTTTCACTGCCTCTTTTACAAATCCTAATATTTTCTTTTCATTTCTCGCTTTACTATTCCTAAAATGCCTTCTTGGGGGTTTTATTTTACTTGTTCCATATTCTAGATATTTTGCATAATGCACCTTACTCAAAACTATACTTTCTAAAAATTTACTATTATCCGTCTCCACACTATCTAAAAATCTTCCTGTATCAACACTCCTTGGCTCTTTCTTCCATCCTGCAATACTCAATTTAACCTCTCCCTGTAAAAACAATCCTGCTTTATGTATGGCATTATTAACATTCTTTAATGTTTTCTTATTCATATGTTTTAAATTCTTCACTACCTCATTGACTCCTAATACCTCAACACCTATCATTCTCCCATCAAACTCCCTGTTGCCAGCCTCCTTAGATATATTTTCTTATATACAATATCATTCTCAACTCTCCAAGCTGTTACACCTCCTTCTGTAGCCAATCCATACTCTTCCCTAATAGGAGAGCCAAGACCTATTTTAAATGCACCAGATGTATTTATACTTCCATTGATATATAATTTTAAATCATCATTTAATAATTTTCCTTGTTCAACCAAAACCGCCTCATTACTTCCTCTTTGACTATCTATTGGTTGAATGAGACCACTTGTCCAAACATCATTCCCTGATTTAGTCAAAACCACATCATCATCATATGCAGAGGAAGCACCTGATATATTGAAATACCTTATCCTAATTTGGTCTCCCCCTTCCTTAATTATGTTATCAATATCATTCCGCAAGGCATTCACATTAACCATTTTCTTATAAATAACCTGCGTCCTTTAACCTTAATAGTATATCCTTTTTTGTGTCATTTCGGATATCATATTTTACAGGAATGTTATTATCCTTTATCCATTTCTTTATCTCTTTCTCTTTCCATGAAAGACTTGGTTTTTTAGGTATTATCTTTTCATCATTTTTATTGAATAACCTATATTCACCTCTTTCAATTAAGTCATCAACCTTCTCCTTATCAACTTCAATAACCATTCCATATGGTTGATATGAACCAATATATTTCAGTTTTACCTTTCCCATATCCATCACCTATCCAAGAGCTTTATAAAATCTTACATCTCTCCCCATACTTTTCAATTCTTCCATGCCTCTCTCTTCAAATCTCCTACTAACTATATCCAAATTCCCTCCTGCTCCTTTACTTACACTGAAATCACCTAATTTTGTGCTACTTACATCAGCACCTTGAAGAGCCATCAGAGATGTAACTTCTGCAATTGTGAGATTAGTTAAGATACTCTGCCATTTCAAATCAATTGAATTACTTCCAATGGTTTGTCCTGTATAATCTTCAACAAATCTTCTTTTCCTATCAGCAAGTTCAAGTAACCTTGTTCCACTTATTGATGTCGGAACATCTGGAACCAAATCCAAGACACTTGCTGAAATGCTCCCTAGATTCCAAACTCCCAATCTAACCACCTATACATTATATGTATTTTGTCAAATTCATCAAGATAAAAACTACAATTTCCACTTGTTCCTATCTTTCTTTTCATTTTTACCAATAATATATTGTTAATCCAGATAAGGTTTTTGTATTACCACAACCACTTCCAACAACATACAACTTATCATTTACTACATTTTCAGTCCAAATATTTCCACTACCTGCACCTATTGCAGTAGCTCCAGAATTGACTATATCAGTCCTTGGATACCAAACTGCATCTGTATCTAGATTATCTTTTTTAATAAAAACCATTTCACTTGGTACAAGTTCACCACCAGATGTGAATATCATCAAACTTCCTGTTGCTGTCATATCACCTGCCTTAAATGCTATTTTATCAATCTTTCCTTTGATTGGAAAAGCTGTATATACAGCAGATATAATACCAGCAGAATTAGAAGTTATTGTTCCTTTTGTGAAAGTATAATGTTTTAAATCTACCATATGTTTTCACCTCTCTTCCATATTTTAATGGATGTTTGAGTAATAAAAAATAAAAAAAAATAAAAATTGTTTACAGCCTTCCAGAGCCCACAGCTATCCAACTAAATGTCTCACTTGCTGTTTCTCCTTGAACATAGAAACTACCAGCATTAATACTACCAGTTTCTACAAACAAACTTTGCAAACTCTCTAATGGAGTTGCAACAACAGCGGTTGGAGATGCTGCAAAAGCTGTCCCAAATGTAACCCATACATCACTACCAGCACCAAGGGTTCCTGTCCCTGCCTGGACAGATTGTCCATAAGCGGTAGGACTTCCTGCAGCAATTGTACCGAATTCTGCACTAACCTTTGTACCACTTGCTGCATTTGCTGCTAGTTTTGCATTAGTTATCTGGGAATTAGCAATGTCAGCTGTACTAATTCCTGCATCAGCAATAGATTCTGAACCTATATCACCTAATGCACTTGGTAATCCATCAGCCATTTTTCATTCCCTCATTTAACTTGTTGTTATCTTTGCAATAGCATTCGCTCTTAGTTCTTCAACAACTATCCTTTGAGTTATTGCTGCCGCACTCATGTCATAAGTTGGCAACTCAAAATTCTCTATTGTCACAGGTCTCTTTTCTGCAATCATATATGCATGATTCTTATCAATAACATATGCAGTGGTTGATGTCATTCCCGCATTAGAACTTACTTTGATAACATTCATGCCATAGATTGTTCCTAAGAAACCTCTCTGTAACATTTCTGTATTACCAACTTTATTCGCCTCTACAAAGGTATCAATATTCCTTAAATCATTTAATACCTCCATCCCTACAATCAGTGTTGTTGGTGTATAGTCATTATCCTCCAAGTTCTGCATTGCTGATGTTATATTAGCAATGGTTATTGATGCTCCACCACTAACTGTATTTCCTGCATCATCCAATGCATTAGATATAATCAAGCTATTTTCATTCTCTGCAAATCTCTTCCCTGCTATCTTTATGTTATGTTCCAATAAATTCCATTTTGCATCTTCTAATAATTCCCTTGTTATTCTTATAGCAACACCATACTTAACAGGTTTTAGGTTTGTTGATGTATATTCAGTCTGGTCTAGAGGAATTTCTGCACCTTCTGCAACAACCCTTACATCCATCTTGTTTGGTGTAACCAAATCAACATCTATACTACTTCCAGGAATATCTGCAGGACCAAAATATAGTGCTGCTTCACTCCTTGGAATAAGGTTCTTATCTACTTCCTCAATTAATGCATCATGAATCTTCCTTGGAATCAGTAATTGTCCTTCTGTTCCTAATCCTGTTCCCAATAACTCTTTGATATATTTCATTTCAGCCATTTTTCTTTTCACCTCCTTAAGCATTGATATCTATCAATGCATATCCTCCAGATGCTCCTGCTGTTAATGCTCTTCCAATGGCTCTTTGACCATCAAATGCACTTCCTACATAGGTTCCTACACTCCTTACAGCATTATTCCCATCACATTCAACTCTTGTTCCTGGAATAACACTTCCATTGCATACAAGCAAGAATGACCCTCTTGTTGCAACAGCTATATTTCCACTTACTGTAGTAGTTTGGACACAGATACCATTGAACTGTCCTCCACTTGCATCTCTTGAAAACAATAAGTCACTTGATGTGAAACTATTCGCTCCTGAACTTACAACTCCTGTTGCACCTGAAGCAAATACAAATACTCCACCACTGATTATTTCATTTCTTACTTTCCCCCCTATTATTCTTGGATTACCACCATCAAATATAGGGACATAACCAGCTGGATTTCCAATTCCTGCTGCTGCCATTTTTTATTCACCTCCTAAGTCTCATCAGTTTTTCATCATCATAACTTTCTCTATATATAGAGAATCCTTTTCCTGATGAGCTTCTTTCAATATTATATCCTGCAAGTAATTCCTCTGCTGTCTCTTCTTTTTCCTCTCCTACTTCACCTTTTGTCTTATCCTCTTCTTCTTTACTCTCTTCTTCTCCTTCTGCCTCTTTTAGTTGTTTTTCCAATTTTTCTTTCTCTTTTATCAAGACTTCTTTCCTTAGTTCCTCTATATCTTTCTCTAATTGAGCAATCTCTTTAGAAGTCTTTTCTTCTCTCTTAGAAGTGACAGTTTTTTCTTTAACTTTATATTTTGTCTCTTCTTTAATTTTTGGTTTTGT